AAGACGGGTAGCGGTGTCAGATTTTGTTAGTTCTTTCAAAGAAAAATTGGCAGATAAGTTCATTTATTTAACCTTTCGTTGTAAAAATTGATGGATTATTGCTGGTAGTTGTCACAAATCAGAGATAGCATTTTACTTGGCAATAGTGCCATAACCAAGGGGAATATCATGTACAAGATTGAGATTAACATTGCAGAGTGGGAATTTGGAGATGACTCAGTAACTATTGAGACAGATGATTTTGAGAAGATTGCAATCATCCAAGAATTCATCGAGTTCCAGCAATTGCATGGCTGGGCTGTTGACTATGACGTTACCGATGAGTACGAATACAACCAATGCGATGAAGAAGTCAGCGAAGACGAAGTTGACGAAGACGAAACTTATGAAGACGAAGAATCCGAAGAATTCGAAATCGGAGAGATCGTAGAAGACGAAGATGGCTTAGTCTGGGTTCGTGTGTCATAATTCAGGTGCAGTTGTTACTTGCAGGGGGGTCTTCGGACTCCCCTTTTTTTTGTATGCTTAAACGCATTGGTTTCGATTTGCTATTCAATATCGTGATCTGCCTCGATGTCCCTAGCTAACTGTCGCCAATCCAAGCTACGTCTATACAATGTATATACACGCTCTTCACTTAAAGGCTCAGATCTTCGGCTTAACCTGTCATTTGCTTGCGCTAAAGCAAGTTGCGTTTCATGCAGAATGTTATGCAGTTCTTTGATTTCTGATCTTAAATAAGCTACAAGGTCATACGTCATATACCTTACCCCTAAATTCAACTTGACCTTCAGTCCACTTATGGACTAACTCAGGCCAAAGCAATTTCCCATTATGAAATGTCAGTACAGCAAACCCTGACCTCCAGTTGGTAGGAGAGTCTTCAAGATAGTTTACAAACTGCGCCCCATCAGTATCAGCCAAAGTACCAGTATCCACGCCAAACCTGTTTCCTTGGTAATCAGCAAAAGGGGTGACTTTAAGGCTGTGTAGATGCCCTGTAACGATGCTTACGCCAGCATTGACTGTGTTGTTATGGGTAGCGTGTACACCGCCCTTCCAGCGATGTTTAACCACTACTTCCTCAGTAGGCCAGCAAGACCAGCAAGGATGCCATGCAGGGAAATGGTCTTTCAGGGAAAATCCCTTAACTTGCTCATATTGAGGCGCATTAGCGGCTAGGCGGTTCTCAAACCTAGCATCATGGTTGCCAAGTGTCCACACTAGGTTTACATTGTGTCTTGCTTTCTTGGCGGCTTCCTCTATCTCGCCCATTGCCAGTTCACAGGCCTTCAACTCTTGTATAACACTTGGCGTTGAATCCCATCCAATTCGAGGATAACGAGAGATACTAGCGCCATCAAATATATCTCCATTGGCAATCACAGCCTTTGGCTGAAACTCCTTAATTGCCCAAAGAAGACCTTTATACGCTGTTGTATGGATGCTAGGCCAGAAGTGAGCATCACTGAACACCAAAACAATGCCATTCTCAATCCCCAATTGTTTGCGAACTGAATTTTCTTTGATGGTTTGATGCTTACTATTCTTTGACTTGAGTGGCTCGCCGTACTTAGCCTCTAAGTTGTTTTTGCGCCTGATGATATTACGCATATCCATGCCAACGGCTTTGGCAAAGGCACTGGCAGATTCATAAGTTTTCCAAAGTTCAATAAACTCTGCATCGCTGTAAACAGTTTTACCCATGACAACTCCAGTAAAGTTGTCTGAAATTAAACTAAATCAATGACAACAGCGTGAATCTTAACGTGATTTGTTCAAAGTTTGATAAACAGTGTTGTACGCATCAATACACGCATTCAGTTGTCTGATGGCTTTGTCTCCATCGTCTGTGATGGCGACAAGAGATTTAGCAGTCTCTCGGTCAAGTTCGGCTGTTGCTTGAACGCTATCTCTGGGGGCAACGGGGGCATCTGGGGCGGTGTGTACGGGGCAGACTGGGGCTTGGACAGGAATCCGCAACTTGAGAGCGCCAGCACTAATAGCGGCATCACGCTTCGCAATCTGAATCTTCGCATTGTTTTCTACCTTCAATAATTGTGTTGTTTGAGTGTTAACGGCTTGAACTAAGGCTTGTTCTTTCGCCCTAGCTTCAGCATTCAAAGAGGCTATTTCAGCCTGTTGACGAGCATTTTCATCCTCGCCACCCTTGTAATAACCGCTACCAAAAGCGCCTAAAACAGTCATCAGGATGCCCAACAGCACCCAAGGATTAAAGAGGCTCATGGCTTTGGGGGTTCATCGTTGTCAATGGCTTCAGCCTTGGCACTCGCATTAGCTATTGCCTTAACTCCAGACCTACCAGCTACACCACCTAAAACACCAGTAATGAACACCATGATGGTACTAATCTGCTGTGTATACACCTTGTCAATCGCCGCCATACTGCCGTTCATTGGCTGTTGAACAAACGAAACAGAGTACAAGAACATACCCATAGAAGCCAACAGAATGCTCACCAAGACCACGATAACGAATGCCCATACTCTGACTTCAATTTCATCAGAACTAAGGCGAGTATTTGGTTTGTATCCAATGGTAGGCATCATTTCTTCTCCTGTTCGGGTTTAACTAACATCTCAGGGCAAGTACCAGAAGCGGTACAAATAGGGGGTTTGCATTCAGCGCTAGACCAATTCAATGGGTCTTGGCAAGGGTAGCGGTAGCGGTCATCACAGCCAACTAGCAGTACCAATAGGATAGATAAGCCCCAAATACAGTAAATGTTCATTTCTCTTTCTCTCTTTCCTTTTGTTCAACTTGTCTTCTGAGTTTCTCGACCTTCTCTACTTGCTGTTTGGCTTCATGCTTGGTTTGCAGTACATCTATGTACATCATGCCCAAAATTGGTAGCAACAATATGACAAGTACACAAGCGGCAATCCATCCCACTACGTTCTCCCAATCTTGCTTACCAGACCTATTAGCATCCATAGGTATAGGAGGAACAGGAAAGCTACCAACAGGTATGCTTGTTTTTCTGCTAGAAGACGCTCCCTTTCCTTTCGTAGCCATGACTCTGCATCTCTTTTCTTTCTAGCCTTCTCTTGCTCTCCAGCAATGATGTCTCTCATGCTGAACACTTCAGAATACAAAGCACCCATCTCAGGGGGCGACTGATAGACCATGCACTCTCGTATCTGAACTACCAACCTCTCCATCTCTTGTTGCGCCAAAACCCTGTTTAGGGCTTCTTCCATCAAGTTCACATCATCAGAGAAAACTACAGTCCTAGCCTTCTCCTCTGATTCCCTGATGTGCGCTTCTAACTGTTCCTGTAACTTGAAAAACTCAGTCAGGTTCTTAACGATGTCAGCTTTGACTTGAGTTTCTTCAACAGCAACATAGTCTGACTTCTTAGCCTTTGCCACAGACTTTGTAGCTTCAGGCTTGGGACTACCGCCAAATAGTTTACGCAATGAACCCCAAAATCCTTTGACCTCTTTGCCAATAGCGACAACTTCATTAGCGGTGTTCCTGATTTCGACAAAAGATTCTTTAGCTTGCTTGTAAAGGTCACAGCCAGCTTGGATGTTTTTGACCAAGCCAGCCGCAAGAAGACAAATAGAGATTGGGTCAATTTTGTTTCCTTACCTTATTGGAAAGTTAGAAACATCAAATTCATTTTCAACATCACGCAATTGAATAGGCTTTTCTTCAGCAGAAATAATGTTTGACAATGGCTCTACCACTAACTTTGTAAATGCTGTAGGAGAAGTCAATTTATCTCTTGCTGTAGATAAGTATTTAATTGCTTTTGCACCTTTAGGGTCTAGTAGAGCCTTGGCAAGTGTTCTTTGGGATAACACAAGAGAACCACCAGCAATAGCGGCAGAGCCAAGATTGTCAGTAATCTTCTGTTGCTGTTCAGGGCTCAAAAGGAAGTAATATCCAAGTCCTACTGTTGGCGCTAAAACATTCAAGGCGGCGGCAGTTGTTCTATAGTTAAGTCCAGCCATAGGCTTTGCCTCAACCAACCCTAATTTAGCGCCTTCATTCATTTGCTTGATGGCGGCATCTTGACTCGTTCCGCTAAACAGCCTGTTATATGTGTTTGCAAATGCTTTGTCTTGCTCTAAATTCTTTGCAAACTTCAACATATTTTCAGGCGTGTTAACCATCGCCTCAAGATACCCATATCTCAAAGCGTCAAAGATTTCTTTTGATGGCTTACCTGATAGATTAGATGCGGCAGTAACAGATTTAAACAAATCTTTAATTGGAGTTTCTTTACCAGAACCAAATAAAAATCCACCAACTTCTTCAGGGTTTTTTGTCAATGCGTCTTGTATAGCTTCAGTCTGAAGACCTTGGATTCCTTTGCGATAAGTATTTGTTACTTGCCTATATTTGGTCAATGAGTCTTTGCTAAGAGTCCTGTTAGCAGAAAAATCCATTGCCTCATCAAACTTGGAAATAAAATCTGATATTGTGCCAGCGGCACGAGAGTCTTTCTCACTTGATACACGAGAAGAATACTTATCACGATTTTCCGCAAGCCAACGACTGCGAATTTGATGTAATAAAGGAACATCAACTTGAGGAGGTAATGCCCTCATTTCTTCAAGAATTGATCGTTGACCTTTAGTTAATGCGGCGGGGTCTGACAACAATTTATCAGCAAATTGTTTTACGCTGAACATGGATACACGAGATGCTTTATCTGTAAAAATATCTCTGTAAAGTGGGTCAACAGCCTTGCTTAAAGAATCTTCACCTTGCTTAATGAAGTTTTGCAAAATTTGACCAGATGAATATTGCGCTGAAGTGTTTGTTCGCAACGCCATATCTAACTCAGGGCTTTTTGCCAAAGACTTCAAAATATCTTGTGAGCCAGTAGTTAAGGCATCTTGGATTTCTTTTTCTTTTGCCCTAAAGATGTCGTAAGTAGCAGGAGTCATAGTAATACCCTCTAAGGCAGAGAAGATATTTTTACCAGTCCTTTGACTTGCTGGCAAAGAAGAACCATATTGTTGTAAGAATGTTTCTGCCGCCTTGTTTGCATCAGGAGCATCCTTGGCTGTAAAGCCTAACTTGTCAGCACCAAAGCGTAATGTTTTTCCAAGTCCTTTGAGAACAAGATTGCCACCCAAATCCCAAGCCGCTTCTTCTATACCAGCATCAGTTGCCAATGAAACAGATGGCTTTTCTCCTCTTGAGTATTGTTCATAGGTTTCACCTAAAAACCCACCAACACCAGCGCCAACAGCACTAGCTGGTATACCTAGTAATGGAGTACCAACAGCAGTTCCAATTCCACCAAATGTTAAAGCGCCAGCAAGACCACCTAATTCTTGTGCGCCAAAAGCCTCACGAGAACGATACTCAGGACTCATCACTGACTTGCTCATGTCTAATGCTGGCGCTTGAGGCTTTTCATCGGTAAAAGGAATAGCACTTACATCATATTCATCAGCCATCTTAGCCTCCAATACCAAGTTCTTTTTTCAACTGGTTGATTTCTGCGTCTTCTTCTCTTGTCTTAGCTTGCTTGCGCTTAACACCATTGACAACCTCTTGCAATCTACCAAATTTCTTTTGGAAGTCAATACGAGCATCAGCTTCATTAAAGTTTATCAATGAACCCTTGTTTGCTTGTTTAAACTCTTTTGCCTTGCCATATGTATATTCATTCTCAGCCAAATCTACTTTTAACAAGTTAACAAGTCTTTGAATTGTTTCAGGTTGTTGCAAAGCATTAGGCGCAGTTTTTTCCAAACTTGCCAATTCTTTTGCCGCCAAAGAGCCCGGATAATTCTTAACCAATGGGAAGATATACCGAGTACCCATAGCTTGAATCAGTTGAGTGTTTGATGTTGCATTCTTCAAATCACTTCCAACAGGAACTCCTAGAGCAATCAAAGCACCAACAGCAGATTCTTTTCCTTCTGCAAATTTACCAGTAAATGCGTTTTGCAATGCTGACTCAAGAGTTGCAATATTCCTTCTAGATGCGGTAGAGGCGGCAACAGCAGAGCCAAGATTCTTGAAACTTTCAGCACTAAAAGTACCAATAGCTTCAGCTTCTTTCTTTTGTCCTGCGGCTAATGCTTTTCCAAGCACTCCAAAACCTTCACCTATAGTTTCTTCTATGGATTTACCTTTAGTCGTGAGTTTGTCAACTCTTGCTTTTAGAGTGTCATACTCAAATTTGTCTTTAACTGGGTCAAGTGTTTTTAGTTTATCAACTAAATCAAAGATTTCTTCTTTTGCGGGAGTCTTTGTGTCTTTTGTTGTCAAACGAGTAAGTTGAGAATTAAATTCAGTATTGAATTCTGGTGTTCCTTCTGCACCTTTTTGTAAAGCAAATTTAGTTGCAATTTGAATTTCATTAGGTGTTGCTTCTGTTTTAGGTTTCTGTTCAGGAGCAATAACTGACAACATACGTTCAAGGTTTGCAATTTCTTGTTTTATTTCAGGTGTTTGCTCCATTGCCTTATATTGAGTAATGGCACTTTGAATCTGAGGAATCATCTGTATTTCTTGAATTCTAGGAGATACAGCTAATTTACGTTCTTTATTAGCTTGAGCAACCTGAACAGCCGCTTGACGACCAGCATTAGCAATAGCAGTAGCAAATTGTTGGTCACCAGATTGAGCCGCAACCTGTGCAATCTTCATGTATGACTGTGGGTCAGATGGGTCTAACTGACTAGCCAACTGTTGACGCTGAGAGATCATCTTCAACTGTGGGTCTTCACCACCCAAAGCACCGCCAATAGCACCACCTAACTGTTGACCAGCACGAAAAGTCCCATAGTTAGCACGA